CTTTTGACTTGGAATAATCTCTTGTTTCATTGGTCTTCTTTGGCCTACCCCCACGCTTTCCATTTGCGCGGGAAGCTTCAGCCTTTGCCGATGATTTGGACGCACCCAACTCCTTCGCGATATCGCGTAGGCTTGCGGCAAAAATGCAGTTGCAGGACGGACATTTCATCGGCTGAAGAGACCAATAACCCAACGGTAGGTTTCTGTCAAGCGACATCAAGATCAACGTACCGGATGAAGCGGTAAAATGGGTCTCCGTTAACGTCCTCAAAGTTGGCTGATTGGGTCGTCTCACCAAATCCGTAGGACCGCATTGGCTCCCAAGCGGTTGCAGGGGTCAAAATGCCTCCAGACGCATCAATGACTTGATTGGAGCAGTCGAAATTGAACGAAGCGAATCCCTTTGATCTGCTGTAGGTCGCCAGATCCATTTGTGTAACTATCCAATAGTATTGAGACAAGCTACTGTCATACAGCTCTTTCGCTTGTATTCCATTAGCAATCAAAGAGTCGTATTGGCTTTGTGTAATAAAATAAGACGGTCCCCACATTGTGTCTAAGCAAGTGACCGTTGTATCCTTCGGGATCAAATCTCCAAGCCTATCTGGAACCAATACGCCACCAGCATCAAAGCTGTAAATTGGACACCAGACTTCACCATGAGCTAACGGGACAGACCGATTCCATCCAGAAACGTGAGCCTCTAACAGATTCCACAGAAACGCTGACTTGGGAATCTTGTGGTAAAACTGACCGATGCCATACGGATTCAGCGCATTTGCTGTGCTGGAATACGGAAGGTTAAAATAAGTGGATGAGGCCCATCTGATGTCCGCGATGTAAGCTTGCTCTGTAGTGGTTACAGAAACTTGAGTATACCACGGAGCCAAACAAGCCATTGCGGCGTTGTTTTGGTCTTTGAATACATCGTCAGCTACACCGTTATCTTGAATCGTCTTGTTTGGTCTCCCCAGAACTCTGACAGACGCATCAACGCCACCTTTGCCGCCCCATTTGTTGATCCAGAAATCAGAGCCAAAAACATTGGTTGTAGCTGGAGTCAGCGGATCGGTTGTAAAAACCCGCTCAAGATTGTAGTCGTAAACGCTGCTTGAAAAAGCCCAAGGACCACCAGAAGCAATGTAAGAACAATTGACAGCAGGATACGATGACCCACCACCGATTGAAGTGCTAATCTGCGGGAATACATATCCATACATTCCACTATAATTGCTCGGTTGAGCTATGATGTATGTCTTGGTGGCAGAGATGTATTTGTTGTTTGAATAACCAATTGACGGTGAGAATCCCTTTGGCCTCAACTCAGTTCGCAATTCTATTACGTTTGCGCTGCGTTCGTAGTTTGGAATCTCGCTTAAAGCGTTAGCGTCAAATGCCTCAATGCCAACGGCGGTTGATGCTGTTACTGTTAATCCAATTGAGCTTAATCTGACGATCCCAACTTTCTCTTCAGAGATGTCCACTTCATCGTCAAAGCTGTTAAGGAAACCCTCTTCCACAGCAACCCGTCGTCGAAGCGTCCGCATTGTTTCCATCCATGTTGGGACGTTGCCGGATTGCCATTGAGTTGCCGTGTTGGGTGTTGCTACGTTCTGGGTGTAGTAGTAGGACGGATACGCAATTGAAATGTAAGTTGTAGTAGGATTGATCTGCCAGTATGGATCGGTTGAACCAAAGAAGACGTTGCAGTCAATCGGGTAGATTCTGACAATTGCATTCGGTCTCTTGCTGCTCATCACTAAGACATCACCAGAAACTTCAGCGTTGATGCCTATGCGTTGAAGCTTAGGCATGAAGTCGGTAACTCCAGTAAATACGGTGATGTAATCCTCAAAGACAACGCCAGAGAGGCTGCTGTAAATCTGAACTCTAGCGCGGCCCCAAGTGAATATAGCGTCCCCAATTGCAGTGTTCGCATCCGTTGGGTCTGAGTATTCTGGATACAGTGCGCGGATGTCGTAAGCAAAACGAGCGTCAACCCATGCGCCCATTGCTCGCATCCATTGAAGCAACAGAAACGGGTTCGCAATGTTGTTGGCTTTTGCTGACCTCTCCATGCAAACCGCCAGAGAGTCCGGTTGTCCATACATTGGTGGACCACCGGCAAAGTAGGGAACGTCTCCGGTGAAGTACGGGAAGAAATAGGTGCAAGCAGTGCCATCCCTCCACGTTGTTGCCCAAGTCCCGTCAGCGCGTCTCCTGAACGATCTGCAGCCCATTGCAGGAACTGTCTTGGTCTCCGCTGATCCATCCGGCAATTGAAGCAAGACCCTTATGTCTTTGCTTCCGCAATTGTGGACCCTCCAGCAATCGAACCGCTTGTAACTATTGAGAATTTTGAAAGTCAAAAGACCTTCAACCCGTATTTCAGCAACAGCGGTCTTGTGGTTGTGGATTCTACCGGGAGGCAGTGAAGGGGAAGATCCAACTGAAGAAAAGTAAGACCTAACGTAGGAATCAAAACCAGAATCCCAATCGTCCCAACCTAAATGGACATCGTAATCAATACCATCAACATTGCGCTTGTGTAACTCAAAAGACTTTTGAATTGAGCCAACGTTGCAATATGAAGAGTTGAAAGAAGTGACGTAGTGATCAACGTAAACCTGACCTCCGCTAACGTCTAAGTGCTTGCTCTCAAGCTTTGAAAGCTCAATCGCAATCTGCGTTTGTGTTGGAGTGCTTCCGGTGACATAGAAGCTTGTGGCTGGATCAATACAATAATCGTATTGAACGCCAAAAGGTATCTTGGAACTAAGACCAACAACAAACGGAGTCTTGCCGTCTAACGCTCTTGCACATTTATTGTCGAACCGTGCGTACAGATCGTTCAAGTTCCGCGCATTGAACATCCGCTGACGCTTGTCTGTAGCGACGGGCATACATCAATAAAAGAAGTCGTCAGGAGTACCACCAACGATTGTGGCTGGAGGTTGTTTGATCTTGATGGTCGTCCCGTTCGGAGTCTGCTCAATCGCTTGATCTGGTCCAGCAACCAACTGGATCTTGCGAACTGCGTCAATCAGTTGATTGATTGCGCGAGCATGATCCGCTTTCATGCCGCGCTCAGCAACCTTAGATGGAAGCGTTACAGCCATTAGATTTCGCAGTATTGAGCAAATACTTTAACAACAGCACCACTGATAACGGATTTAAGATACAAGTTGGCATCAACTCGCGGAATCAGCATGAACTCACCTGCGGGAATCTGGAACTGATACGGAGTAGAAACACCAACGTAAACCGCATTTTGAAGATCCAAGTTCTTGATCAAGACTTTGTACGGCAACGAAAGATCCGCAGCGATCTCAAGCAGTTCATCGGTTGAGCCAATGTCTTGGGTGTTCTGCCCCATGTCGGTTCCAGTCATGTTGACTGTGGCCGTAAACGTTTGAGGATTAATTGATGCGCCATTCTTGGACGCATACAACCTCGCTGTCATTTCAATTTCGTTCGCCATAGGTCAAACGGTTAGATCTCGCAGAACGTCGATTGGATCGTAACGTTGCTGGTATCAGCGCGGAGATACAGAGTCGCATTGACGTATGGCATCAGGAGCGTCTCGCCAGCGGGAATCCGCATCGTGTAAGTGCCAGACACAAATCCCATATCGACAAAGTTGGTGGAATCCAGATTGGATATCAACAGCTTGTAAGGTGAGTTAACATCAACGGGGACATTCAAAGCTTCAACTGTGGTTCCAATCAATTGGGTCTGTGAACCCATGTCGGTTCCAACCATCGTTGCGCTTTTGGTGTAGGTAACACTCGGAAGATACGCACCGTTTTTGGAAGCGTACAAGCGAGCCGTCATCTGAATTTCGTCTGCCATAGTGTGTAAGTGTTAGAATGATGGGTTGTATGGATACGCGAAAAGATCCCACGCTGCAAAGGTCCAAGTCTCGTTTCTTTCGACTTGGTTGGTCTTAACCATCAAGCTGGTTGAATCGTTGGTTTTCAACCAAGCCCAAGCGGTCTCGTCTGGGGTCAACAGAGGGTCAAGCGGTGCTTGAGGCATCACGTTGCGCACCACTTGCGGAAAGGTATTCCGGTTTGCGAGCGTGATTGAATCGTAGATTGCCGAGATGATCGGAGGAGTAGCAGGAAGACCGTTGCGAGCTGAGTAAGTAGAGATCCGAGTTAGGGACACTCTGGAAGTCTGGAAGCTGCTTTGACCTCTAGCCAACCTCCTGACCAACTTGTGAGCCAGCGGAAACTGACTTTCGAGCAGCGGCAACTTGTTGTTCTTCGGATCGTCTCCAGCTTGTTTTACAGCGGCAAAGTACAACTCCGTATCAAGATTCTTTTTGGCTTCAGCGCGGACGGCAGGAAGCTCAAACAACGATGCATCAACGTATTCTGTGCGGAACTCATATCGCTGAGCAGGATCGTCTTCGTCTAATGGACCCTGAGCGGTTGGGCTGTTAGGGTTAAAGTTAACCCCTGAAAACGTTACGGTTGCAGTCGAATAAGGACCGTCTTCAGTGATTTGATATTTGCCACCAGCAGCAACCCAATTAACAGACGCAAGCCGCAAAGCGTCTTTGCTCCCGCGATACTTGTAGGTAATGAAACGACCAGTGCCATCGCCGTTGTTGTACTCGCGGGATATCTCAATGTATCCAGATGATACCGCAGAAAGATCTATGTTGCTCGTTTTAATCGTTGCCATATCAGTCTCGCGTATTGTTGGCAGTCTTGTCCGTGTTTTTGACGATTAGCTTCAACTGAAGAGTTTGCTCAATTGCATTTCTGATTGCAGTGTCTTGAGACGATTGAAAGCCAGTGAATCCACCAATGCGAGCAAGAGAGTCTTGTGCTGATCCAAATGAAAACTTTGGTCCAGCAACCCGTTCATATTCTGGCTTACCAATTGGGGGAGGGTTTTGACCCGTTAAATCGGTAGCATTTGCAAAACCCTTTGCAAGAGAACTTTGGCTAAACGCTACAGCAGCATCAAAAAACGGAGCTTTCTGAGGGTTAACTTGTCCAGATGTGGTTGCCAGAAACGTTTTGAACGCTGCTGTATTTGCTCCGTTTACCAAGTTTTCTAGAGCGTCAGCGGTTACCTTCAATCCAGCAGCAATTGTGGGTGAGCTTAAAGCTTTCAATCTGCGATACTGCTCATCTAACAAGTCATTGCTTTTTGAGAGGTCTGATATTGTCTTTTCAGAGATCAAGTCTCTGTTTGCCGTGCTTTCATAATCAGCCAACGCAGCAGCAGCGGCCCTTAGTTTCGTTCCGTATAAATCAGTTATTGCTGTTGTTGCTTGAGCAGACTGACCAGATTCTTTGTAAGCACTTGCAAGCTTAATGCTCAACTGAATGTTTGAAATCTGATCATTTGTAAGATCAGACATCGAAACACCAAGAGCTTTCATAATTTGAATCTGAGCTTCATCTCCGCTTGTTGCTTCAATTCTTGCCTTTGCCGTCTTCTCAAGAATCGACGCAAACTGCTCAAACTTGATCCCTGTTTCACCTGACAAAATCTGCAATCGCTGCACATCGTTTGTCGTAATGTTTAACTGATCTGACAAGTCTTTGATCCTATCAGCCGCATCCATTACGCTTTTTGCAAAACCGACAACGGCTCCAACTGTCAATGCTTGCCCAAGTTTGCTCGTAACCGCTGACTTGAAGCTATTACCAAACTTCTCGCCAAGACTTTGAACCCGTTTGAGATCCATCTCAAACTTGGTGGCATCAACGCCAATCTTGAACAGCATCGAAAGTATTCCCATATCAATTGGATTGTTGGCTCTGCCAGATTGCTTCGCTTTGATCGTCCCACAACTGAACGTGACCCATCATCTCTGCGTGAGCTAGAATCAGCCTTTCTGCATCACCAAGAGGCATCTGGACCGCATCGTCAGGAGCAATCCCAATATTGAGACATCCAACAAGAACCCGTTCGGGCCACGGCATTGCAGGGGTCTTTGATTTGCTTCCGCTTTCCATCAGCACTTCGGGAGCGGTTGACTGCTCTTTAAGCCACAACTGAAACTTGTCGCATTCGGCAAGAACATTCATCCGCTCAATGCGCTTTCCCCACAGCCACAGCATCAACCCGCTCCAACGAGACTTGATTGATTTGATAGACTCAAGTGGAGACTGCGAGCAAACGGTCACAGCCTCCACTAAGTCCGTCGGGTTGATTTCACCACCCATGACAAATGGCGAACCCAACCTTTGCAGCACTATCGCATGACCTACGGTGTATGGAACAAGTCGAACGCCAAGCACAATTGGTGCTTGAGGTCCAGTCTCAGCTAATATCTTTGCGAGATCTGCCACAATTACAGAGTGAAGACAGCGGCATTTCCAGCCAGCGACGGGTACTTGGTCACAGTGACTGTAACCATAGCTTTTCCGCTGCTGGTGAACTTAACGCTTCCACCACCAGAGTAGACGTAATCTCCATCAATGGAAACTCCGCCAACGGTCACGCCATCGCTTGAAGCAATGGTCGCGTAACCATTAACCGCAGGAAGGCCAGCGGCAAGTTTGGCTTGAGCGAAAGTAGCAGCGGACGGAATAAACGTCACGTTGAGGCTAATCCGCTCGTTTGCGGAGACTTGAGCGACAACCTCACCGGAAGAGTTCTTGATCTGCTCAACGTCCGCTTCATGCGTTACGTCGTAGCTTTCGACGGTGCTGATTGCGCCGCTCGTCAAAGCCACTCCTGCGGGAGTGTAAAGAGTGATTGTTCCTTTCGCTCCATAGACTAGAGCGAGTCCTTTTGATACTGCCATGTTAGTTTGTGGTTATGTGGTTATAGCGTTTGCTGCTGCAAAGATTCGCATTGAACGCGAGAAAGTTCTAGCCCTTTCGCTAGTGTCATTCATTCCAAAATCCGTTGGCGTTGCAAAGTATGCAACAAAGCCTCCAGACGGGTTGGATTCTTCAGCGTTTAATTCTGAAATGTTATCGTCAACGAAGAGCGGTTGCAGGATATCTTCAAACGCTGCAACGGTCGCAAGTACGTTGTATTCTGACGTATCGTCAGCCGAAAGCTGAAGTGTAGCGGTTACATCCACTTCACAAGTCCTGTCGATAGGATGAACCGGAACCGCATTCGATGAGCGAACAACGATGCGCGGAAAGTCCGGCATCTGGTCTTCCAAGTCTGGATCTGCAAACGCTCCATGACCGTAGCTCGTAAGACACGTTGGAGTCCCAAACGGAGACGCAGACCAGTCTTGAGCGGCAAGCCAATCAACTAGAGCGCGTTCGGTTCTAAGAGCAACGCCATTCATTGGACAGTGACTCCGTATTTCTCAAGAGGCACAGCGGCTTCCTGAAGCTTTGCGCGGATATGGTCTTCAAGCTCTCTTGCTTCGTCGTTATAAGCTTGTTGCATTGCTTTTGCGTAGATCGCGTTTACAGGGCCAGTCTGGTTATCTGCAACGCCAATATTCAATCGAACATGAGTGTATGGATTGAATCCAGCTTTTGCCCAATAAGCATAAGCGGAAGACCCGCGATGCATTGAAACGTTTTCCTGCGGCAATCCATACTCATTTGCCAGATTAATCAAAGCTTGATTTCCAGCCACAACACGAACACCAGCAGAACCTTTTGCAACTCGTCTTGTTCCACCGAATTGCTGAAACGACGGAGACAGTTTCTTGATTGCTTTGGTTACAGCAGACTTGAGGTAACCAACTGAACCAGCAGCGCGACGACGAAGCTTTCCAGCAGCTTTACGCATCGTAGGACCATACAATCCCTCTTTTCCTTCTTTTGCGTTTCTTGCTTGAGCAATCAAGTGTACCACTCGCAAAGCTCTGTTTCTTCCAAGATATTTGCCGCTTTTTCTGCTCTTTTTGCGGAGCTTTAGAACATACCTGTCCAAATAATCCAATACTTTGTTTCTTGCTGATTGGGGGGACTTTGGCGGAAGCAAGCAATACATCCGCAACATCATGTAGAACGTGCGAGCATTGATAACTTCTGGCAATGCGCGACTGGTAAGCCGAAGATATTGCTTCCAAGCTTCAGAAAACCGGCTGACATCAACAACAATAAGTGGAGTCATTTGGTTTTAGCTCCAAGCTCAAGAGCGTAGTAAGCACCGGAGCCGTCACGCTTTGCGGACATAATCCGCATCTGGCGACCATCGTAGGTCACCAGACGGCCCACCACCGGAATCATTTTCCCAAAAGTCAGAAGCAAGCGGTCAGTGTTTTCTTGAAGCAATAGACCACCAGACTCCTGCAAGAGGCGGTCAGCGGTGAAACCAACGTCACAAGACCAGACTGAAGCGTCAACGGTTACCAGCGTGGAGTCAGCTAACCGCCAATCGGAGAACTTAACCAAGATCCGCGCTTGGACATTATCTTGGAAACCACCGGCAATAACCGAGTTTGCGTCAGTGATTGCAGCGGGGAGACAACGCACCAGAACTCCCTGCCACAAGAACGATGGGTTGCCCATCGCGCTTTGCAGCACAGACATCCCCAACTGGAGACTGGTTGCAATTAGGTTCACGCTGTGAAGTAAACACCAGAGACAACCAATCGTGAAGTAGCTTGAACGTGACCACCGAGACTAGTTATGGCTCCAGTTTCAAACGCTGAAAGCTCGCAGTAATTCGTACCACCGATGACTCGACCAATCAAAGCGGTCTTGGCTTGATTGGTTCCATTGGTCAACCACAGCGAGACAGCAGCGTTGTAGGTGCAAGCATCGGGAAGACTCAGCCGAAGGTTTCCGGTAGAAGTTCCAGTCACTGAGTTAATGGTGATGTCTGCCGTAAAAGTCGTGACGAATCCGATGCTCGTATGTCGAGCAGCGTTGACCGTAAACGCAAACGTGCGACCACCACCGGAATCGGTCAACGTAGGAACCCATGACTCAGGAGCCGTCAGCGGCAGCGCGGCATAGATCTCATCGAAGTTCGCGTTCGCTTTGATCCAACTCCCACGCAACGTATCACCGTTGTTGTCGTTTGCGGTTGATCCAACGTTAATGACTTGTTGCGACATAATCAGTCTTTCGGCAATGCGTACCAACCCTCTGACAGCGTTATACGACCCGTAGAGCGCAC